GTTTCTATACTGCAAAACCGCTTTGATGTCGTAGCAATAGAACATGCAGCCGGAGCAGTTTCCGCAGGTGATAACCGGCGCATTGCTGACGTTCATCCCGCGGCCTATTTTCCGGTTGCCATAGCTGATGCACATTTTCACCGCGTCGGCGCCTTCCTTGCGGATCTGCGCGCGGTATGCGCTGGTGGCGTCCTGCAGCTGGTGCACTGCCTTTTTCACGCTATTCAGTTGATACATGATCTTTATAACCTCCTCGGATTGATTCATGGATAAACCATGTTTGATTGATTAAAACATAGCATGGATAAACCATGTTTTCAATTCGCAGAAGATACAAAGATAAACCATGTAATTTGTTAAGAATATACAAGGCTAAACCAGATACATTTAATAAAAGAAATTGCCCCTATAAATGGGGGATGTCGTGGAATGTCGGTGCCCTCGTGTGATAATGTGTAGGCTAGAAAGCAAGCGCAAGGAAGGGAGGCGGGCCGAGGATGGCGGAAGATAAACAAAATCTGGGGAAAAGCTCGGAGTTTTTGGCCCGTCGGGGTCAGTGGGGAACAAATTCCGCTATGGCCTCCGCCGCGGGGAAGGTTGGCGGTGTGAAGTCTGGCGAGGTTCGGCGCAAGCGGCGCATGATGCGCGAGGCCGCGCGGGATATTCTCAACATGTCCTCCGGCAAGCTGCCGGGCGCGGAGGCTTTAACCGCTGCGCTGCAGGCGGCCGGGATCGACGCCGCCACGGTGGCAGACGCGCTAGTCCTGGCGCAGGCCCTGAAGGCGGCAAACGGTGACACGGACGCGGCAAAATATATTCGAGATACTGCCGGCGAACGTCCCGCTGATCTGCTGCAGGTATCCGCGACGGATCGACCGATTGACGCGGACAGCGTGACCGAGCTATCCGATGAGGAACTCGCCCAGCTTGCCGAGGACCTGCGGCCGGAGGCGCTGCCGGCGCCAGATCCCGCCGGAGATGTTGCGCCAGGTGTTGCACTTCCCGAGGCGGACGACGCGAAGATCATTTAATATCAACGCGCGCAGGGACGGCGGACACCCTGCTATACCAGCAGGCCGCGCCGCGCTGCAGCCGGTAACCCCACCGCGCGCAGCGCGGGCCCTGCCTCCCCTGGACAGCGTCAACAGAGACCCTACCTACCCACGGAGGACACCCGGACTAGGGGGGAGGGGCCCCAGGGACCGCCGGCGGGGGCGGGGGCGCGCTGGGGGCTGGGGCCCCATGCGCGGAAATTATGGGGTCAAAAAACCTTTGTAACCATTTTGTAACTATTTCAATGCGTCGCTCCTCGGTCAGGTAAGGCTGTGCCCTTCTAGGACGGCAGGCCATCAGCATCGGGTTATGCGCACGACGGACATGTAGATCCGCCGTTGAATTCCTTGAGGGTGTGTTAAACCCTTTGCCCGGTTCGACTCCGGGCGGCGGCGACATACGCGGGTGTGGTGTAACAGGCAGCACCCCGGTCTTCCAAACCGGCAGTGCGGGATCGTAGCCCGCCATCCGCTCCAGTTGCTTCATGGCTTGACTTCATTAAGCACCTCCTTTCTAAATACGCCCCATGACGGTTGTGCCCCCGTGGTATTGGGATGTGACAAACCGTGCCGGTGAAAATCCGGCGCCAAAGTGGTTCTTTAGCTCAATCGGCAGAGCATCCGGCTGTTAACCGGAAGGTTGAAGGTTCGAGTCCTTCAGGAATCGCCATATACGAAAACACGCCCCAGTGGTACAGGTCTCAGGACCCATCTTCCACCGGAGCGTGTTGTATTTTTCCTATCCTATTTACCACCAAAGAGGCCCTTGCATGGACGAGAGAACGAGAATCATAAAACGTGAGCAGGTGCGCAGGGAAATGGCCCGGCGGCACTTCTCGGATTATCTGCCGTACGTACAGGGCCCGCAGTGGGTCGTGACGCGGTTCGGCGAATATCTGTCCAAGCAGGTCGAGGCGTTCATTGAAACGGAGACCGGGCATGCGTACGACATCCTGGTGATCGAGACGCCCCCGCAGCACGGCAAGTCCATGACGATCACAGAGACGCTGCCGAGCTGGGTACTTGGCAAACACCCGGACTGGCGAATCATTGTTGCGGCCTACAACGACGATTTGGCGGGCCGGTTCATGCGCCGGAACAAGCAGAAGATCAAAGAGCGCTGCGACAAGCTGTTCGGCATCAGGATCGGCGACGTGGATCGGGCAGACACCATTGAGCTCGCGGCCCCGCACAAGGGCGTCATGCTCTCCCGTGGTATTCGCTCCGGTATCACAGGCAACCCCGCAGAGCTCATCATCATTGACGACCCGATCAAATCCCGCGAAGAGGCGGACAGTGACACCTGGCGCGGCAAGGTCTGGGAGGAGTGGCAGAACAGCATCAAGTCCCGTCTGGCTGCCGGGGCGAAGGTCATCGTCATCATGACCCCCTGGCACGAGGACGACCTGGCCGCGAGAATCCTGCTGACCGAAGCAAACTCCACGCTGATCCGGCTGCCCGTTGCGGCGGAGGAGGGAGACCCGCTGGGACGTGCGCCCGGAGAGCCGCTCTGCCCGGAGCTGGGGAAGGACGCGGCGTGGCTGGCGGACTTCAGACAAAGTTATATTAACGACCCCCAGGGCGGCTCCAGAGCATGGACCGCCCTTTATATGTGCTCTCCGCGCGTCGAGGGCGGCCACATCATCAAGCGTGAGTGGTGGCGGTACTACAACCCCAAGGAGATCGACTGGTTCGGCACGGAGGTCATCTCGGTGGATGCGACGTTCAAGAAGACCGATACCTCCGACTTTGTTGCCATCACGGTCTGGGGCAAGCGCGGGGTGGACTTCTACCTCCGGTACTGCCTGAACAAGCGCATGGGCTTTGCGGAGACGCTCCAGGCGATCCGCACGACGCGCATGCTTTATCCCAATGCCCGGGCGGTACTGATCGAGGACAAGGCCAACGGCAGCGCGATCATTGAAGTGCTGCAGCGGGAGATGTGGTGCATCGCCATCAACCCCCACGGCGGCAAGGAAGCCCGTGTCAACGCGGTACAGCCTGCGGTGGAGAGCGGCCACGTGTATCTGCCGGAGGGCGAGCCGTGGCTGCCGGACTACATCGACCAGTGGAGCGCGTTCCCGGCCGGAGCGCACGACGATATGGTCGACAGCTCTACACAGGCCCTGGGCTATCTGATCTTCCGCTCCGGCGAGGCGCTTCCCGCCGCGAAGCCGGAGGAGCAGGACGGCTGGCTCGGGAAGTATGACGACATTCTCGCGGACACCAACACTCTGTTCGACCCCTACGGTCTGGGCAGCGGCGACCTGGTGTCCTACTGAAAGGAGAAGCTATGAGTTTTATTCTTGGAAGTCTCGGCGCATGTCTGGTGCTGGTCGTCTTCGCGGCGGGCTGGATCGCCGCCGGACGCATGAGCGAGAAGAAAGCGGTAATCGCCGAGCAGAAGATCGGCGAGGAGGAGCGGCGCAGGCTCAAGGCAGAGCAGGACGCCTTCCGAACGCTGCTGAACTATAACACGGAGGTGGCCTACGGGCCGGACCCCAACGAGTATATGAACCCGGAGGAAGGTGACGCGACGTCATGAGCGATTTCTGGCAGAAAGACACGAACGACAAGCCGCTTGCCTGGCAGTATTACGAGCTCGGACGGTCCTATAACAACAGTCTCTCGCCGAGCCAGTACACCGTGGTCAACACCAACATCGAGTTCTTCACCGGCAACCAGTGGCGCAACCTACCCCAGACGAGGGCAATGGCGGCGCTGCCGAAGCCGGTGTTTAACATCATCAAGCGAGTTACATCTCTGTTCGTGGCGGCGCTGACGTCGAGCGGCATTGCGGTGCGCTACGAACCCCTGAGCTATTACGGGCCGACGAGCGAGCAGGAGCAGGACGGCATCGACCCCAGCGAATACGCCACGGCAGAGGTGTCCAATCTCTTTGACAAGTTCAAGATGGAGTACAAGATCCGCGCGGCTCTGTTCGACGGTGCGCAGACGGGCGACTATTGTGCGCACTTCTGGTGGGACCCCGACGCGGTACCATACGGCGGCGCGTTCGGCCCGTATCGCGGCGAGATCCAGATGGAGATGGTCGACGGCATCAACGTCATGTTCGGCAACCCCAACAGCCGCGACGTGGAGTCTCAGCCCTATGTCCTCATCGTGGGCCGCGCTCCGGTCTCTGCGCTCCGGCGCGAGCTGAAGCAGTGGCAGAGGCAGCACGGTCACATGAGCAAGGACGACATCGAGATGGCCTGCAACCAGATCGTGCCGGACAGCGACAACAACTACCAGGCCGGTATCGGCGGCAAGCACGAGCTGGCCCCGGACGACGCGCGTACCGGCAAGGCGCTGTACGTGATCCTCTACACCAAGAAGCGCACCTATCAGGACGTGCTGGACGCAGAGGGCAACCCTGTGATGGAGCCGGAGCTGGACGACAGCGGCGATCCGATCCAGGAGAAAGACGACAACGGTGTTCCGATTGTCGGCATGGACGGAAAGCCGGTCTACAAGATGAAGCCCGCGAAGAAGCTCGTGACCTCTGTGCACGTTACAAAGGCCACCAGGACAGCTGTGATCTACGAGGACGTGGACACCGGCCTGACGCGCTACCCCATCGCCTGGGGCAACTGGGAGCACCAGAAGAACCAGTACCACGGTCGTGCGCTGGTGACCGGTCTGATCCCCAATCAGATTTTCATTAATAGTATGTTCGCCATGGTCATGCGGCATCTCCAGCTGATGGGATTTCCGAAGACCATTTACAACCAGGATCTGATCGGCCAGTGGAACAACGAGGTCGGTCAGGCGATTGGCGTCCGAGGTCTTCAGCCCGGGCAGGCAATCGGCCAGGTGGCGGCGAACCTGCAGCCCGGCGACATGTCCGCGCAGATCATCTACGCGATTGACAAGGCCATGGAGTACACGAAGGAGTGTATGGGCGCGACCGACGTGCAGATGGGCGCGGTCAAGCCGGACAACACTTCCGCCATCATGGTGCTGCAGTCGAACGCTGAGGTCCCGCTGGAGAATACCAGAGCGCTCATGTACGAGTGGGTGGAGGACGTCGGCGCGATTCTGCTGGACATGATCGGAAACTACTATGGCGTTCGCCCCGTGGTCCGTGACCGGGAGTTCAAGGAACCGGTTCTTGGCCCGGGCGGCAACCCGACGCTCGACCCCATGACCGGCCAGATGATGACACAGAGCGTCACGCGCCGGGTGGCAGAGGAGTTCGACTTCTCCAAGCTCAAGAACCTCTGGTTCAAGGTCCGCTGTGACGTTGGCGCTACGACCTACTTCAGCGAGATTGCCATGGTGCAGACGCTCGACAACCTGCGCCGCGAGGGTACGCTGGACATCATCGCCTACCTGGAGCGTATTCCGGACAAGCTTGTGCCGAAGAAGGCAGAGCTCATCGCTACGCTCAAGGAACAGGCGCTCGCGGCCCAGCAGGCTCAGGGTACGGTCGCCGGTGCTGACGGTGCGCCCGTTACGATGGGCGGCGGTGGCGCCGGTGCGCCCGGTGGCCCCGTCGCCGGCGGCGATCTCGACACGCTCAAGCGCGTACAGAACATGCCGCGTGCAATTCAGGACAAATGGAACGAGCTTCCTACAAAAGTCCAGAACGCAGTTATGAAATCGGGAGAGGGCGACCTCTCCCTTTGATTTTGATGCAACCCCGGGATGCCGGGTTTGTAAATACATTCTAATCTATCCTGCCCGATAGAAAGGAGAACAACGCAATGTCCGATATGGAAAACGAAGTGATGATGGATGGCATCGACGATAGCCCGATCCTCCCGGAAGGCTGGACGGAGGACATGGACATCTTTGCCGACGACGAGCCGAGTATTTTCGACTCCTCCGAGGACGACGCCCCCGGCACCACGCCCGCTGAGGACGCAGCAGCTCCCGCCACTGAGCAGCCTGCGAACGAAGCGGAAGACGAGGCAACTAGCGAGGAGGCTCCTGCCACAGAGCCCGAAACGCAAGAGACGCCCGTAAGTAAGCTCCGGTTCAAAGCCAAGGTCGACCGAAACGACATTGACGTGGAACTGGACGAATCCGAGCTTCCCGATATGTACGAACGCGCCTACGCGACCGACCGCTATAAAGAGCGCCTCGGCGAGGTCAACCACAGCGTGGATCTCGCGGATAAACTCGCGGCGGCGATGGGCTATGGCGGACGGGACGAAATGCTGAGAGCCGCTGCGGAGAATCACCGGAACAACATGCTCCAGGAGCTGCTGGACGCCGGTACGCCGCAGAGGATCGCGGAAGATTATGTAAACCGCCAGATGGCCGATGTGATGGCTGCGCTGGGCGGACAGCCTGCGGATGCGCAGACGCCCGACCCCGAGCCCGCGCCCGCGTCTGAGCCTGCCCCGGCGGCCCCGTCCCAGCGTGACTACACGGCAGAAGCCGGAGAGCTGCTGAGTCTTCGTCCTCAGCTGCGCGGCCAAAATCTCCCCGATGAAGTGATCCAGCTGGCCGCTTCCGGGAAGTCCCTCCTTGCCGCGTATCTGGAGTATGAGGCGAAGCAGAACACAGCCGAAACCGAACGTCTCCGCAAGGAGAACCAAATCCTCAAACAGAACGCAGAGGCTGCGGCTCGTGCTCCTGTTGCCGGTACGACCGGCGGCGGTGAGACAGACACCAAGCCGTCTGATCCCTTCCTCGAAGGGCTCAACTCTGACGACTGGTAAGCCCACCTCTGCCGCGCCATAAGAAAGGAATGATAATATGGCTGGCGGAAAGAATCTCGCCCTCAAGTATTCCAAGACTGTCGATGAGCGCTTCGAGCGTGAGTCTCAGGCCATGATGGCCCTTAACAACAACTATGACTTTACCGGCGTCGACACCGTTAAGGTCTATTCCATCCCCGTGGTCCCGATGACCGATTACCAGCGCAGCGGCCTCGCTCGCTATGGTACCCCCGATGATCTGCAGCGCAATGAGCAGACCCTGAAGGTCACCAAGGACCGCGCCTTCACCTTCATCATCGACCGTGGTGATAAGATCCAGAGCATGATGGTCTCCGATGCAGGCAAAGCCCTGCAGCGCCAGATCCGCCAGGTCTGGGTGCCTGAGTACGACACCTACGTCTTCCGCACTCTGGCCGCCAGTGCCACTGCGAAGGGCAACTACTCCACCACCGCGATCACCAAGGCCAACGCCTACGAGCAGTTCCTCAAGGGCATGGAGGCCCTGGGCAATGCGAACGTCCCTGATGAGGGTCGCATCGCTTTCTGCTCCTACGGCTTCGCCAACCTGCTCAAGCAGGACCCCGCGTTCATGCGCTATGGCGACATGTCCCAGAAGATGCTCCTCAAGGGCGTCATCGGTGAGTGCGACGGCTGTAAGATCGTCAAGGTCCCCAGCTCCCGTCTGCCCGCCGGTGCTGCGTTCCTGATTACGCATCCCATCGCGGCCACCGGTCCCAAGCAGCTCGAGGACTACAAGATCCACGACAACCCTCCCGGCATCAATGGCTGGCTCGTCGAGGGTCGTGTGATCTACGACTGCTTCGTCCTCAATGAGAAGGCCAAGGCTGTGTACTACCACGGCTCCCAGCCCGTGCTGCAGGCCATGCAGGTCATCACCGCTCCCGGCGCTACCGGTAAGACCCAGGTCATCCTGGAGCCCGGTACGCATAATGCTGAGGGCGTGAAGTGGTACGCCATGACCGCCACCACCGCTGCCGGTCTGACCGGCGTGACCTACGGTACCGCCATCACCGTGGCGAACTGGACTGAGCTCACCGCCAATGGTGCTGAGATCACCCCGGTGAGCAACGCCACCGTGGTGCGCGTGGTCGAGGTCGACTCTGCGAACAAGCCCATTGCCATGGGCGACGCGGTGGTCAACATCGGCTAATCTCAATCCTAAAGAAGCCCTCCTCGCGGGGGCTTCTTCTTATATGCCGGGCGCAGGTTTGCGGCGGGGCAAAGCTGACGGCTTTTCCGTCCCACCGATTCCCGCACGGGGTTCGATTCCCTGACCCGGTTTCACTATGACTTAAAGGAGCGTGACCGCTTTTGAATTACGGACAAGTGCGCGATGCCTCGCTCAAACTTTTCAACCAGTATTCCCTCGCCGGTGAGCCGATTGAGGGAACATACAATAACCAGGCGGACTACCTGCGGCGTATTCCTGACCTGGTCGACTCGGCTCTGTGGGAGATTTCCTCCGGCCCCCGGCGCATCCAGGAGTACAAAGAGCTGAAACTCGACCCGGTTCGGAACTACATGGGCATGCCGACTTATAAGCTGCCGGAGGATCTGATGGACATTGTCCCTGGCGGCCTGCTGGTAACGGAGGACCCGCGAAAGCAGCCGACGCTG